TCAGGTGTCTTAACACCATCATGATCAATAAACATTTCTTCAGTGTCTGTTCCTTCAATTGGAACAAATCTCACAACACCTTCACCCCATTTAGCATCTAATTCTCGCATCATAGGGCACTCATAAAACTCCCAAGAGTCTCTGGTTTGATGAAGCATGTTAATTGCTGTTTGAATTTGATCAGCCGTTTCTTTAGCTCTAGAGACATGCACTCTATCCGATAAAAAGAAATCTCGTTTGTGCTCTAATTTCTTAATTAAAATCTCATTGAAATAATGTTGATCCCAATCTCGGTCTCTCCAGATAACTGGAAACCAACGTATTACATTGTAACACTTTCTAAAAAATAATTTAATTCTGTACATAACTTTTATTAATTTATAATTCACCTAATATAAACTCTCCGTTTTCATATATTAAATATTGATGTTGGTCAATAGCATCAATGAAATAATATCTACCGCCAGTTGCTTTACCCATATCAATATACTTAACCTGAGTATGTCCTACAATTTGAATGTAATCTTTTTTAAGGAACGTTTCCTTATTACCGGACATTAAACTCATAGGACGAATCCAAATTGGTGTTTGCGTTTTACTATCGCCATATGGATCCCATCCTGTAAATATAAATGCATTTGGTCTATGTTTCCAAATCTGATTTACAAAGTCAGCAATCGGTTCATCGGCATAACCTTGCTGTGTAACTAACCAGTTATGCCCAATACCGGCATGGGTACATATGATGTTATCTAATTGATAACACATTTGCATATGATGTTTATTCTCCTCTAATAGCTGTCTAATAGCAGGAGCTGCCCCATGTTGATATCCTGAATACGTTTCGCCGCCTGGATAGTAATGAAAGTCATGATTACCAACAAGTAAAATAACTTCCATTTTATGTTGATTATCTTTTCCATCATTAGTAAAGCTAGTTTCTTTGAACTCAATGATCTCTTTAAAGTTATGCATTTGCTCAGCTCCGCTGATATCAAAGCTATCAAAGTAATCACCTATAAAGACAACCCGGTCTGGATTTTCTTTGTTGATGATATCTTTCCATAATGCGCGACCATGAGTGTCGCCTAAAAATATTGTTTTCATATTAATCTTTTTTCGTGATGATCTTTTGGTAACGTTAATTTAGCAATTGGCTGGTATCTCATTATTGTTAAGATATTCTCCATGCTAATAGGTGCCAGGTCATTTCCATCCACTCCTACATCCATTGCTCTGCCATCAGCTACCCTAAGATGATTAGGTAAGTGAACGTGTCCGTGTAAGTGAATAACTCCATTGTTCATATTGTTCCAACTAGCAATTGGATAGTGCATACAAACAAAAGTGAATCGATCCATAGCATCCTTCTTAGTAGCACCAGGACGTTTAACTTCCAAATACAAGTACTCATGTACTGAACTGAATAAGCTTTGCACATTGTCTTTGTTTCGTTGGATATGATGATCGTGGTTACCTAAAACCAAATGTACATTCTTACATACGATACGATCCCTGAAAGCCTTGATGCTCTCGAACCCACCAAATGACCAATCGCCTAAGTGAATTAGGATATCGTCTTGTTGAACATGATGGTTAATCCAATACACTAACTCATCATTCATTCTATCCAATGAATTGAAATCGCGAGTTAAATTATCGGCTCCAGTCCAATTGGTAGTTGCTCTACAGATATTAGCGTGGTTGTAGTGAGTGTCACTCGTGAACCATAACCTTTGACCTTTATTCAATTCTAATTTCATAACATAATAATAATAAAACCTTTTGGATAAAACAAATTATTTTTTATTCCATTGCGTTTTATATTTCCAAACTTTTCTTTTATCTGTAGCCGGCCTTCTCAATTTTTTAATATTCATTTCCGTACGGAACTGCCAAAAGGCAGATTCAGGCAATCCATACGTTTGTTTAAAGGTTAGATATTTAGTGTATTCTTTAGCAGACATCTTAACCATAATGATTCCAAAGTCATCAGTAGCCATATAGTATTCAGACAAATCCATTAGATAGACAGCATTATTATCAGGCCATTGCGTATAAATTAAAGTCGGACCTAATGCCCATTTCCAAAGACTGTCTGCTAAGTTATCGTATCGTGTTGATATGCTATCCTTTTGTCTTGCTATACTATCCTTATTGACTTCTACGTACACCACACGCTCGTTGTATCTAGTGATAGTATCTATCTGTGTTCTGATAATGACGTCCTTTTTAACAATAGTGTCGTATTGGGTTTGAATTACTACCTGCTGTTTGGTAATGGTGTCTCGTTGAAAACGTATAGTAGCTTTGAGAGCATTAAGCTCTGTTTCCATATCCTTATACTTTTGATTGATAGCATCTGCCTGCGCAGTTGTCATTACAACAATCTTAGTACCATCGTCATCGACAGTTGTATATGGGTATGATTTATTTGATTGGGACAGTAAGCTCCCAAGACTGGATAGGACGAGAATTACGAGCAGAGTCAGCTTTTTCATAGGTTTCGACAGCGGTTTCCAAAACTTCAACTTTCTCATTCAATTGCTTATTTTCCTGAGTCAAAGTTTCATTTTGCTTTGTTAATGATGTGTTCTTTTCTTCCAACGTAACGTTTTCTTGCACAACTTCAACATGACCGTTTCCTGCCATACCAATATTTAGCACAACTAATGCTACAACTGATATCAAAACTCCAAATAATAGTAACTTTTGTTTATTCACTTCCTGCTACTTTTGCTCATTATAATTATCTCTCTTAAATCTCTGAGAGCTTGTGTGTTATTTTCCAAAGCACTTTGCACCTTACCAGCGTCAGTACGCACGTAGTCGTTTACTTCTTTTTGCAAATCGTCTACTTTCTTTTTAAGCGCGTCTTCAGATGCTATTTGTCGCTTAAGCATGAACCACAAAACAGCCCCTAAGCCCAGTACGATAACTCCAAGAGCCCCGTACTGAGTTAAGGTTTCAAATACTCCAAATGATGGTGCTTGTAATAGTATCATTTATCTTTCTCTTCTAATTTACGACGCAAGCGATCTTGCTCGTCTAAATTTCTTTTAATAAAGAACCACGCAGCAGCACCTAATGCTAATACTGCAATTCCTAACACACCGTAGTTTGTTAGTTGTTCAAATACTCCGAAGTCAGGTACTTGAGTTGTTGCTTGTAATAGTGTCATATCGTTTGATTTATTATAAATATCGTTACACTACCGTTTTACGCTGATAATTATTTACTTTTAGTGGGAGTCTCCTACATCATGTTTCTCTCCGTAAATAAGATAATCCGGGTTAATTACTTTAGCTACTTTCTCTCTTCTTCCAGTTGAGTCTTTGATCACAATACCTTCATGCGGTACCTTAGTGCCTTCAATAAAGTTATTGAATGTAAACTTGTCTTGAACTTCTTGAGACCACATTCCATAATGTAAAACAGGTACATAAGGAAGATTTAAAATTCGTGACTCGGCATATGTTTGTACTCGAATAGCGTTTTGATACTCGCCATTAACAGACATATCAAACATAGCAAACTCTAACTCTTTCAATCCATAATCGTAATTTTTTTGAATACCAGGCCCATATACCTCTCCGTAAACAATAATACCTGATCCTATATCTTCAATTGAATTGAGCACCTTAGCTAAGTGCCATAGCTTGTCTTTGATTTGATACTTATCAGCTATCTCTTTCCAAACATCAGTGTCATAAAATCCTTGCGAATCTGAACCTTTCTCTACATTATGTGACCCGTATACAAATTCATAGTCTGCCCACTTATCGCCAAACAATCGTTTTACCCTGTCCCAAATTGATAACTTACGTTTTTTAACAATACCATAACGAGCATTTGTACCATGTAACTTACGAGTGATCTCTACCATATCATTTTCATCAAACATACCAACTACGTTCTTCAAGTTAGGGAACTTATGATACACTGTAAAGTTAGGATTCTGATGATATCTAATCTTACGACCTGAAGACAATTGTATTTGTACCGCAGGTGGTTCGTATTTATAGATCTTCAACACGTCCATCATGTCCTCACCTTCATCCCATTTTGTGTTAGCGTGTCTAGCAGCTTCGCGGGCATACTTTAAAGGTATAATTAAGCACTCGGAATATACTCCTCTCAACTTAACAGTACGCACACGTTGACCTTTACGTAGGTAGTTAGTCACATTCATGGCATCTGATAGCTCTTGCGGTATAACTGCATCTGTAGTTGCTACTACCACTAGGTCATCTACTTGGTAATGTCCTTTTTGGATAATACAATTCCATCCTCCGATAACACCTTGTTCGATATTATCTGCTCCTGGTATTGCTTTAATTTCATTTATGCGTGCTACGTAGCACACTGAGTTATTATTTTCCATCATAGTTCTATTTCAAATCTGTTTTTCATTTCTTTTACTTTTTCGGCCGGACAACCATGCACATTTATTCCATCGTGTCTATTCTCTACAATAACGGAATGTACTCGATATCCATACTTCTCAGCTAATCCATAGTAAGCATACATTTCCCATTCCTGGGTAAAGGTGTTGGATACTACTATTTCAGAATAGTCAAGCCCATTGGTGTCTTGGTTCTGTTTCATTCTAGCTTCAACTTCATCTTTGCACCATTGATGTGCAATTTTAAGCTCTGCAGCGTTGAACTTATATTCGCCTGTCTCAGCATCAATAAAGTATTTATCTGCTTCGCAAACTGCATTATTATCTACAATTGCATTTGCCAATGTCGACTTACCTGATCCAGGTAGTCCTCTTAATAGTATTAACGTTTTCATTTTATTTTAATTATATCTCCTATTTTAGGAAGTGAATCTTGATGATATGTTATTGCTGTATCTAAATGTTCATTTGGATCTGTTAAACTATCAACCCAAGCAAAATATACTTTAACATATGGGTCATTGTCAGGCGCCACTTGTACCATTGCCACTGCTTTAGCAGACTTAGGTTCATGCGGTCCGTATTTCATAAACGAACACAAGGTAATTAGTAGTAATAACTTCTTCATATCGCATATAGTATTGTTGGGTTGTCTTTGTGAATGTCTGGAACATCTCCCTGCAAGGACAAGTACTTGTTAAATGCATCAGTATCAAACTTCTTGGTAATTAAATGATAGCCGTTCTTAGTTGGAATGCAAGTAATAATCTTCGGTCCTTCTGGCTGTATAGCAGTGTCAATGATATGAGCAATCCTATGAATGATAATCTCATCCTTAGTATCAATATCAACAATCCAAGTCTTCGTTTTAAACGGTTCGCTGTTGTTACGACCAATAATAGTCTCGAAGCTGGACTTGATACCTTCATACTGCTCATTAGCAATCAACTCAGCATTGTGACGTAAACATTCCAAAGCAATCTTACGCCATCTCCTTCTATTCAAATGAATATACGCTCTTGCATCAAACGCTTCGCACAACTTGATAATCTCATCTTTGTACTTATCAAACTTTTCCAAACTGGAAATGTTATATGACCGTATGATACGATTATTAGATCCTACCTCCGGATTCTCTTTCTTGCGTTGGATAATCTGAATAAAGTAAAAGTAATCAGATTCAAACTTAAGCAAGTCTCTTATTTGGTCAAAATTGTTAGTCATACTTTTCTTTTATTTCATCTATATGCCTG